TTAAATTTTTTCATCATGTCTTTTCCGCTTTTACAATTTAATATCAACCAAGGAGATATTTTGCCATCCTTAATATCGATAACTGCTCTGTTCAAACTAGCATATCTAAAGTAGTCACTCCATGGAGCCTCTTTCTCATCTCCCCAATCCATCATAGTTTTAATTGATCGTTCCATTGCTGTTTCTACTTTTTCTCTTAAAATTAGATCGCCTGCATATTTTAAATACATTTCTTCTCTACACCAATGATCTAATTTTACACCTGAAGTTACCACATAGTCAATATATTTGTGAGGATATAATGGTTTAACGTTGCTGATAAAACTACCAAATTTAACAAATGCTGTGTAATATGGAGATTTACAAAAGTCTTCATATGTTTTTGGTTTGCTTGACTTCTGACATAATTCATAAAATCTTACAAATGTTTGATATCCTAGTTGTACTCTGCGTTCATCTTTTTGTGTGAATCTCCTTTTTTGTTCACACATATGAACAGTTAAAGTTTTTTCTTTGGCAAATTTTGCTCCACAGTATTTGCAGGTGTAAAGTTTTTCTATCATTAAAATGTCTTCTTAATTTGTTCTTTAGTCATTCCCATATCTTCTGCTAGTTGTTTTAACTCTTTTGTTGTGTTTATAGTTGCTAACAATTTTAATTCATCTTGCTTTTTAGTTGGATACAATTTTTCTAAAAATTTCATTGCTTTTGCTGTGCTATTACTGACTTTCAGTTTGTATCCAATCCATTCATGATACCTAATGTTTTTTGAATTATTAGCAGTCATACACAAAAGATACCAAAGTAATTTTTTGTGTTTGGATAATGTAAAAAAGTTTTTGTTATAATATTCATTTGTTTTGAATATTTGTAACTGTTTGTCTTCTGTTTTACCTTTTATAGCACTAACATATCTATTCAACAAATAGAATGAAACTTGTTTACGTTCATCATCTGATAGGTCGTCCCACACGTTCTTAGCATTCATGTCGATAGCCGCTAATATATCTTTTAAAGGTAGTTTGTTTGTTTTTGTTACCATCGGTTCTCTTTTATTAAATCATACATTAATTTTAACTTCTTTAATTGTATTTGTAAAGACTTGTTTCCTTCGTTTGCATAATCTACTATTTCGGAAATTTCAACTTCATTCAAATACCAATCTGGAAAATTTGGTTGTTCAATCAAGACACGTTCACCTTTGCCATCTATAGGTCTGGCGTAAACAGTCGCGCCACCATCTGGACTCTCATAAATCATTGCTGTTTCTTTTTTCTTTTTTGGCATTAAAGTAAGTTGGTGTATTCTATACTTTCACACTGTCTAGAAATATCTTTCACAAAAAAAGCACAATCTGGACTATTATTATCAGTCAACGGTGTAGATAAAAGTTGATTATTTTTAATTTTTGGAAAGTACCATTTTACATCATTATAAAAATTAACCACATTGACTTCATAAAAGTCTGCTTTGAAACTGCTTAATGGATTAAAAATAAATGCTGAAAATCCTCTATCTGCTATACTGGTTAATGGTACAACTTCCACTGTATTGCTGTGTTCTTTGTCACCTACTGCTATGTTCCAATCTAATGGCATAGTAACTTCTTTGCCTCCTATTTCTAAAACTATTGCCGGAGCATTGAATGATTCAATGTATATCAAAGGCAAGAAAAAGAAATCAGGTTCTTTAGGATTGCTGTTATCTAATACACTAAATGCCATATCGTCTGAAACTGTCTGTGGCATTTTGTTTAGATCATATGGAGTATTTTCCACTGTTAATATTTTCATTTGTCTGTTCCTTCCGAGAATGAATATGTTATATTACTATGATCATAGTAAAAATATTGTGTGCCTGTCTTTGGTGCTTTGTATTTTGCCTCTAATGGGAGATAAATGCCTGATGTAAATGATGTTCCGTCTTTGCTTTCTACTCCATGTAAGTGCCACGGATTGTCTACACTGAGTATTGGAATATTAGTAGCATATGAAATAAATTGGGTACAAGCGTCATGAAAGTTATCGTGTAACAATTTAATATGCGGACCTTGATCCTTTTGTGTATTGCTGGCATGAATGATTAGATCAACCTGTTCATTTTTAAGTTTAGAGGCAAGATTGTCACCGCCCCAATAATAATTTCCTACAAGATCATTACAGATTAATGCTCCAACTTTTAATTTTTCTTCGCCTTTGGTCAATGTAATTATTGGTGTTTTTGTTTCTTTTACACAATCAGCATCAAAACTTACTGTCTTGGTTTTCTTTGTTGAACCAATATATTCTCCTTCTTGGTTATAAAATCTTAATTGATTAGATTTAAATCCAAAAAATGCACCATTAATTTTATCTTTATCGTCTAACCATAGTGTGCCGACAATTAAACCTAACTTCTTACTAGAAGCATATTCCACCAAATTTGCCATTGCTTCTTCTGTTTCTTTACAGGTGTTTATGTTGAAAGATTCAGTAGTATAGCCACTCAACGCATTTTCAGGTGTAAACAAATAATCTACGTTATTTTCTATTGCCCAATCACAAGCCTTTTTAATTGCTTCATAATTCTTGCTTACATCATTTGTAACTGGTATTTGTGCTCCTGCTATTCTCATTTCGTCCAATCAACTTTCTCTATCGTAAAAGGATAGTTCGCTTCTTTGTAAAATTTTTTCCTGTGCGTTAAATGTCTTTTAGCAAATTTACAACTAGATGTTAAGTCCCATATCTGAACAAAGTCTTTGTCTTTGGCTTTACGTATGCCTCTTCCAATTGATTGTATGACACGTACAAAGGACTTGCCTGGCTCTATCAAAATTAAATTGAATATTCTTGGTATGTTAATACCAACTGATGCTACGCCATAAGTCGCTATAATTACTTTGTTATCTGAATCGCTAATTTCATCATATTGTTCTTTTCGGTCCGACAATTTGGTTTCTCCTTGTATGAATACACTGTCATCAATGATTTCAGCGAGGCGTTTACCTGCTGTAAGTCTATCTATTAACACAAGAGTATTTCCGCCTTCTTTAATTTTGTTAATTAATTTACCAAGATATGTTAATCTTTTGTCGTTGGTCACAAGATATTTTAATTCTTCTTGATAGTTTTTATAAACTTCAGTATCTATTAATTGTACCACATTTACGTGACATTTAGATAATACACCTTTGTCTTGTAATTCTTTTGCTGAAATTTGATTTACAACAGGACCAATACTTGCTAGTATGCTTTGAAATTCGAATTGTTCTTTTGGAATAGTGCCGGTTAAACCCCATCTTACTGGAGCATTTTTAAGATGCTGAGTTAATAATTTTTTCAATACTTCTGCTTTTGCTTGGTGTACTTCGTCAATAATAACAGTTTTAACACCGTCTAAAAAATCCGTTAATGTAAAAATAGACTCACCTGCTTTTGCTTTTTTATCTAATACGTTTAAACTTTGCCAAGTACAAATTGTGTGTGTACGATTTAATTCTTTTCTATCTCCAAAGTAAACACCAACATCTAAGCCTACGTTAATATAGTCTTCTTCTGTTTGTGTTACAAGTCCTTTGTTTGGAACAATTACTAATGTACGTCCGAACTTTTCGCAAAGACTACTCAGTGCCGCTGTAATAATAGTTTTTCCAGCACCTGTGGCAACTTCTTGTAAACTTTGTGGTTCTTTAATAAAATTGTTGATAACATCCACTTGATAATCACGCAGTTCAATTGCTTGACCTTCGCATAAATGTCCTTTGGGCCAAGTCTTAGCACTAAAATAATTTTTGTCTACTTTATCAAATGTTAAATTAAATTTTTCTCTTTTATCATTAACTTCTTCTATCTCAACTCCAGATTCGTGAAGATATTCTATAATTTTATCTAAGTGATTCACATAACCGTTACCACCTAAACCAAAGAAACCAACCTTACCATCCCAGCGTCCTAGTTTATATTGAGGAAGATAACGAGCATAAGGAACAGCAAATTTAAATTTGTTAGCAATTTTTCTGCGTACATCCACAGGTAATCCTTCAATTTTTACATTGACTTCATCTGTGATTACAATTTTACATCTCATATAGTGTCTGCTCCAACATGGATTTGATTCCAGTAACTATCTTGTCCATTAATCTGTAGTTGTAAATCAATGGTGCCAATATATTTGTCAACCTTTGTATAACTTCTAGTACTGTCTCCAATTAGTACTGCTTCTGGTTCCCATTCAGATGTTAGCAAAGGCTTTGGAATCTTCTTACTTGTAATATACACTATTTTTGTACTTTTCGCAAGTGAATTATTTAATCTGTTGTCTTTGATGTAGTCGTTAAATTCTTTACCAAAAGTTGTTCCATTTTTACATCTTACTAACACACTTACATCTTTATCATCAACAATATTTTTAAACAGTTTATGTGTTTTATGTAAATCTTTTAAACTGTCTTTTTCGGTTGTTCCAGATAACACAACCAACAAAGGAAAACGTCTTAATTCACTAATTGTATTAATAATTTGTTCTAAGGGCCACTTTTTTGTATCTAAATTGATTCGTGCATATGTTCGATGTAATATTGCGTGACTCAGAGGAGACAAATTTTTAGTTGATTCTTTTAACATATCTTTATCAAAATATTTTAATCCCATTTTTTCTTTTCTATCAAAATAAAGATATAAATTTTCATTTACTGGATCACCAAAATATTCTTGATAATAATTTGTAACTGTTTCTGAACTATTTTGTATTTTGTAATTGTAAATTCCTGGCACATATTCACTTTCCTTTTTGTAAATTTTTTCACATTCATCGTAAACATTTAATAAAATAGGATCAATATCTTTTATTTTATTTTTAAATTTACCAATCAGTCTATGTACAATTTTTTCTGTGTAGGGTAAAATATATTTGTCTTTTAATTTTTGTGAATAAAATCTACTGTTTAAAGGTCCTAGTAATTTTCTTACTTCAGTAATTTGTTTAGAGTAAGTCATATTAAATGGAAATCTTGTTACAACAACTTTGCTTGGAGTAAATCCTGACCAATACGGTTCTAAATAATTAGATCCTTCTTCAATTCTTATGTATTCGCTTCTGTCTAAATGTCTTAAAGGTTGTCTTAAATTATTAACACTGTTTTCTAAATCAATCCCTCTCATTCTAAATTGTGATTTATATCTGGTTATTAATATTTTTTTTACAGCATCTAGTTGTCTATCAGTTAGTGCTATGCCTTTATAAACTTTTTTAGCAATATCTGTAATAATTTTTTTATCACGATCTAATAGAATAAATGCTGGCGTAACTGCTTTGACAGAGAAACCTGCCATTAATTCTAAACACTCTTCTATGGTAATTGAACGCATACCATTATTATAATAGATTTTGGTTAAAAAGTCAATCTGGAAAAAGGAACGCCTTGTGCTATTTCTTCAATAGTCCACTCAGTATGTGCGTAGTCATTTAGCCATTGCTGTCTATCAGGGGTCTTTGGGCTGTTAATGGTGCTGAAATCAGAGTTTCCTACATCATATGCTAGGCTTTGTTCACTAACAAAAGCAGGTATTCCATTCAATACAGCATGAATTCCTGGGTTACTGCTGTGACTTATTACTGCCCAAGCATTGGCAAAATTTAGGTCAAAATCATCATATGTATTTTTAATCTGTCTTGGTATTTCATAACCTACATTGTCTAACACAGGCATATTCTTTAAAGGACATCTAGGATGAGGTCTGACAATAATTTTTCTATCTGTGTATTGTCTTACTTTCGCAACAGTATCTTTTGTGTATTTGTCCAAAGGAGGCATACTTGCCCATTGTTCGCTCTTATCATGTTGTAAACATAACAATATGTGTTCTCCTTTTGTGCGCCATGGACGCAATGACAATTCAAATTGTTTAACTCTTGAATCATTGTTGTTCAATGGTCCAAAGTCGCCTGTTCTATTGATTCCGTTTATCGCTACTTTCCATGTTATATTTCTTTTGATACCTCCCACTTCTATAACAAGAACTTTTTTATCTTTTTGTCTAAATGTATTCCAAATAGATTTGTTTTTCAACATTCTACCATTCCATAACAGTGACCAAATCACAGGTATATCTGTTTCTAAATTATTTTCATCTACTTCATGACCTTGCCTTATTAAACCAGATTTTACTGCTTCCCACACTAAAGGACTGTTTAAAGGACCATTGTCAGTGAATAAACTAAACTTCATTCCAATAAGACTCGGCACGATTATTAAGCAAATCTTTCTTTTGACTTTTGCCTTTTGTTTTACGTGCCCCTTTCATATGATCAAAATAATTTCCCAACACAGAATTGATCAAAGGATGTCCGCCACCTCCAGTCTTTGCTGTCTTGTTGTAAATATTTGAAGAATAATCTAAAAAATTCTTGTCTATATTTGTAAGTTGATTTAAAATTTTACCAAACACGAAACTGTCATGCCATTCAATCAATTTAAATATTCCGTTGTCAGCATCTTCATACATACGTTCAAATTCTTTTAAAAATTTTTTACAAGTGTCTTTGTTATTGTTTAAACCATAAAAACCACACTCGGGCCAAGTTTGTGAACCTTTACCTCTGCCAACAAAAGTTATCCATTTGTCGTTGGGCAATAATGATTGAAATTGTTCAAAGGATATTGGTGAATGTACATAGGTATCTGCGTCTATCCACACTGTCCATGGAGTTGTCGATCGTTTAACAGCGTCAAATACTGCGTACACTTTGTTGGCAAATCTTACTGCGTCCCATTTAAATTCTTTGTGATAGTCTCTTGGTCTTTTTTCAGGAAAAGGACATTTACCATTTGCTTTAGGAACATTGCCCCAACGTACTTTGAATTGATTGAGTTTGTTTAATTGTTTGGCATCTATTATTATGATTTGTTCGCAATCCGGATTTACAGGTGTACAATTTTCTGCGTACACTAACAGTTTTATTCTTTTATCAACGTTGCGAGCAAAACTGTCTATGAATCTTTGTCCGTACAAATCCAGACCTGGTTTATGAAATGTGGTTAATGCTGTAATCATTTTACATAGTTTCTCAAGTGTTTCCAAGCCAAACCTGCTTTTACTTCATCCAATGTCCAATGTGTTTGTGCGATTTTCCTAATCCATAATTCTCTATCATAGGCAATTGGTGAATCTAAGTCTTCCCATTTAACTTGATTTACTCCTTTAATTTGTGCTCCATCTGGATCAGTTACCAATGTTGGAATACCTTCGATCACAGAAGCAACAGTTGGACTAGAGTTATGACCAACTACTGCGTGAGCAAGAGGAAATTCATCTATAAGATTTTTAGCACCGCTTATAACAATATTTTGATATTTCGATTGACCGCTGTTTATCCATTGTCTTACAATTGACGCCCACTGTGTTGATAACTTATCACCTGGATGAAATCTTATTCTTATTTCTCTTTTTGAAAACTTTCTAATTTGATCAATTACATGTTGAAGCCAGACATTTACTTTCAAACCGCCCATACTCCAACCACCGTCTCTTTGACAGCAAACTAAAATATATTTTCCACCACCTAATCTCCATGGTTTTAAATCAATACCTAAATCTTTTTTAATTACTTCCCAACGCAATGGATCTGGATTGTCCCAACAATATTCTGCTGTATTAGGAAATATTCCATCATATCCATAACGCAAGTAATTTTTTGATTGTGTTACATCTGCGTATAAAAATAAACTAGAATCCACAATCATTGTGCGTTTGTTTCTTTTTTGTTGTGTGTCGAACAAAGTCTTACGTAACATAAGATGTCTGTGTTTTTGTGGTTGTTGATGTACAAATCCTTGAAGCACAGCCACATCTGCTGGAATTACTGTCCAAGAATTACTTATAACTCCTTTGTCACCACAAGCATTAACACCGTCGATAAAGTTTTTTATTATTAAAGGTTTTTGTGGTTTTTTATTTCCAGGAGGAATAACCTTCATGTAGCCTACAACAGTTCTCATATTAGATTGTATTTTTCCATAATTTTTATTGCTTCACCTGAACCTAGTTCACGTACATGATATTGGCAGTATGCTAGCCAATGTTGCCATTTGTGTACTTGATCTTTGTCTGGATAAAACGGTGTTTCTATTTTACTTAAATCCTTAGATGTAACACTGTCAGCCGCAGTTTTTTCCATTGTAAAAGCAGGCACACCTGTACACACGCTTTCTATTGCCGCAATAGATTGATATGTTACCGTGGCATATATTTTTTCTTTTATTAAGTATTTAGGCACACTGCCTTCACCTACTCTTTCGTGCCTTTTACCTTTATCTCTAACAATTATTTCTCTATCAGTGTATTTTTTCAATGTTTCTATTGTATTTTCAACCCAACGATCTCTGTCTATGTTATAAAACTTGCAAGGTTTTTCACTTGGAGTTACAAGTAAAATTTTACCTTTGTTATTTTTACGCCATTCTACAAATTCTAATTCTGGACTTCGAGATTGTATTTTGCGCCAGCGATCATCTGGTGCGTCAAATACCATGCTATGTTGAACATCATTTTTTACTACTCTATGGTATAGTTTTTTCTTAATAAGATTTCCAACATAACCTGTATCGATATAATAAAAAGTTCTGCCTGATTGTCTGCAGTCATTTATTATTTTTCTTTTGGCTAAACTTCTAAAACTTACTGTATTGTCTAGTGGTGTTCTCTTAATTGCTTCGTAAGGAAGAAAATGGCTACCTAATCCTCTATTCCAGTGTTGTAATATTTCATCTTGCCCGTCAAAGTAGTAGTGCATATCATTTACTCATCATTGAGTTGAGATATTTTTTCCAAACATCACCGTATTCACAATTACGATAATTTTTGAACCAAGGGCCGCCTTCTGTGTAGTGCAAGGCTTTAGGCTCACCATCTTGTGGTGCTTTGTACCAGCCCACAAGCCAATTCCATTCATGATTGATTGATCCAATTTCTTCATCTTTCAACCAAGAAAATCTGTGAAAGTATGCTCCGTCATAGTTGGGATTGTTTACTAAATCTACTGTTAATTTTTCGTTTGAAGGATGACCGCAGTTGTACAACACCATTGAACTCCAATTTTTTCTTGGATACACAGTTTGTTTTTGACCATCCATTTTTATTCCTGGTTTCGGTGTGTAGTCATGTTTTACACACATCACTGCATATTTGTCATCTGCTTGGTCAAATAATTCTTTTACATCAGTTGTAAACACTATATCTGAATCACAAAACAATGCCCAACCTTGATAGTTTTCTAATGCTGGTATTAAAAATCTAGTGAAGGTAAATTCTGTTGATGCTAGTTTGTCTAATTCTCTCCAATACCATTTTTCTTGTCTTAAGTTGTGTTGGTTTAGTGGAACAACTTTAGCATCTGTTGAATGTGTGTATATCGAATGTTCGCACACTTGATATGCAATATCTTCTCTAGTGTCGTATCCTACGTATATTTTCATTGATTCCTTTAAAATATTTATTGGTACTTTTACAAGGAAGTAGTAGATTTGATGCCTTGTGTTTTGGTAAAGTAAGGTTTATACACATACAACCAGTCACACAACTGCCGGCACATTATGGCATCGTTAGGCCACCAACCTATACTGTCTTGTTTTTCAATTATGTCTTTAGCCGCCCAAGGAGTAATTACATAGGCGCTGTGTCCTGGCAAACCTTGTGGAATATTTTCAGGTGCGACCCAAGGCACTTGATTGAATCCGTCTTTTAATTTATTAGAATAATCTTTTGATTTAAATGTGGCGCCTTGTGGATCATTTATACTATATGCTCCTATGAGTTTAGCAGAAGTTTCTTGTGGCGTGAATTTATGTGTGAATAAAGCATCATGCTCTAATATCATTATTGGTTCATTCATTGACACACAAAGTTTCCACAATCTAAAATGACTTTGTGCCGCGGCAATTCGTTTATTGTTATCATAGGTCTTGTATGGTTTTAAAAATAAATTTGTTTTAGGACAGGTTATTTTTTTACCTGTGGGCCACGTCCACGCAACAGGAAAAATTGTTTCGGGTGTGGTTGCGTCGAACAATGTTGCCTCAATTTCACTTTCTGTGTCCTGAATACTCTGTAAGCAACGTTCTGCATAGGATAAACTCCATGCGTCATTCATCAATGTTATTATAAATGCTTTCATTTGTTAATTTTTAGAATATAACTGTCCGGAATTTTTTTACTGCTAAAATCATAGTCAGTAACTTTATACTTGTTAATTGATTCTATTAATTGATTATATTTTTCTATGGTAAAGTCATTTGGATGTTTTTTAACCCAGTAATGCGACATATTGGTTCCTTTGTCCAGCATCCAAACGTCTTCGATGTAGTATGAACCTGTAGGTTTTAAAAAATCTATCAGATTTTCAAAGGTTAATCTCTGTCCTTGGGGTGTGTGTAGTCCATCATCAATAATAAAATCGAATTGAACATTTAAATTTTTAAAATTTTCTTTACAGTTTGTTGAAGTGCTGTCTATTTTAAACCATTGTACACGACTATTTTTTAAAGCAGGAACGTTTTCTGGCGTAACTCTTTCAAATGTATCTGCTGTGTAAATTTTCGCTTGAGTAAAATAATCCACCCAGGATTGAGTGCTTTCGCCTTTGAAAGTGCCAATTTCTAAAATGTTAATATCTTCATTTCTAAACTTATTAAAATCTTGTTGATACAATTCAAAATATCTATGCTTTGTAGCCTTATCACATTTATTTTTTATGAAAATTTCTTGTAAATTCATTTTATTTCTTTCCTAATACAGTGTAGCCTGCGTTCAAAGTGTGTCTATAAACAAGTTGCCAGTCTTGATGAGATGATAAAAAATTTTGTACAGATTTCCATAATCTTGGAAACAGTGTTGTATCATGGAGCACAATAGTTTGTGATGTCCACGGAGCATACTTGCTTAACTCTTTTGCTACGTGTTTTGGATTGTGATATCCATCTATTAAAAGTATTTCAGTGTGCTTATCTATGTTATACTTCAAAGAATCAGTCTGAATCATTTTAAATTCTATTTGATTTTGCTGGGCGTGTGTTTCAAAAATATGTTTGTAAGGATTAATATGAACAAAGTCAAGATCAATAGTTTCAACATATGGAATCATATTCATCATTGCTGTGGATGTAGAAGCACCTTGAAACGTTCCTATTTCTCTGTAGGATTTACTATTTTTTGTTAACCTAGCAATTTCGTCGAGATAATCTGTGTATTGTTCTCCATGTGCTTTTTGTAATTGTTGTTTCAATGAGGTTTGATACTCATTAATGTTTGTTGCCTCTTTAAGATTTGCTAATATCATGATATACCTTCAACGTTCCATTTCGATCTTGCTGAATTAGTAATATTATATAATTGTTCGTCACTAAAATAATCTGCACCACGTAATTGAACATGAACAAATTTAGTAGAGGCATCTCTACTGTCATTAACTGGATCTTGTAATGCTAAAGGACCACAAACACCATGGACGTAATTATTCCATCCATTATCCATTTCAGTATATTCACTGTGCGTAACCATCATGGCATGAAAATAATTCTGGTCCACCCTATAGAATCTACCTAAACCACAGGATTTAATATAATTCATATATTCTTTAAAAGGTACAAACTTTTCTCGAGCAAGATGCATTCCTTTCTTTGTGAACATCACCATACCAGCATTGTAAACTTTTAGATGACCGTCGGCATCTCTAGGCATGGTTGCTCCGTATTTTAATTTGACTGCTTGAGCCCAACGTTCATCACTTTTCTTGTTGATGTTTTTACCTATAGTTGTAGATTCGCGGTACTTGCCTTGAAAAGGTTCAGTGCATATGCCAAAATCTTTTATTGGTTCATCAAAAATATTTGCTGTCAAGTTTTCAACTGGAAACACATCTAAATCGATTATACAGACTTTATCATATTCAAGGAACGAATCATCTAACATAGGATTCAACCATTCAAAGTACATACCGTTTTTCCCTTTAACATACTTGCTGGCAATATTAGGATTTATATCTAATCTGTAATCTGATCCAATTCTTTCTGCATATTCTCTGAACAGTTTCTCACTGTATCTACAGCCTGGTCTCATCTCGCCAGCCCATACTTGGTAAATTAAATTTTTCATTTTATTTCCTCTGCTAATTTTACGTCTATAACGTCTTTTGGCTCATTCCTTATTTTCTTCATATTTTTAATTACATCTAGAGATACATATTTAAATCCATTGTAATAAAGATGATACATTGGATTATTAAAAATATCGTCGAGAGTTAATTTATAAAGTGTTCCTACGTATTGATTATGTGAGTCAACTGGTGGATTATTGTAATAAATTTTGTCTATATCTTTACAGTCTCTAAGTCCATACAATGATAATACAGTTGAACCTGTGATTATTTCATTGTCATTTGGTTTCATGTTAGACATCAGTTTTTTGTAATTGGGAAACGAAACACTTTTTCTGTTGTTTAGAAAATGTATGCTATTGGTATTGAATACTGTTTTTGCTATTCGAATTGTGTCTTCATGGGTGTCATTGATGTGAACTGAATGATTGCCAACTTTGAATAATGCTCTAATCTTATTTTTCATTTCTTTCACAGTTTCAAGATTTTTGGCATCTAACAACACAAAGGTTACTTGAGACATTCCTCTAAAACATTGTTTACATTTTTTTCTTATTGCTTTTTCTGTACCCCACCCGTCAGAAAGATATAACTCTTTGATTAAACCAAGTTGTCCCGTGGAATTAAATTCTTCTGATGTTTTGTAAAATATGTTAGAATATTTTTCAATGATATTCATTACTTGATCCATGCGTGAATGAGCAATGGGAAACAAACACATAACATGAGTATTAGATTTAAGTTTTGCATATTCTAATACTGTTCTTTTCACGATAGATTGTGCCAATCCACGTTTAACAAAATATTCACAATCACTTTCCACATAATTATTTTCATCTAAATTTGTATTTCTAAAATTGATAGGTCTTTTATGATATAATGCGGCGGCTAATCTATGAGCACCGTTAACGATGTGTCCTTCAGGATTTACCGGCACTGGTTCGTCGACTGTGTTATTAATAATCGATTTAAATGCATTATCAAAATCTTCGAATCCACGTTTTCTTGGGGAGCCTTCATAAAACCCATTCCAAATTCTAAGATGTTCTTTGTATGCATTTTTATAAAATTCACTTGATAAATTCGATGCATACATATATTTGACAACAACATCAAATCGTTTGTGTGTTAATAAATCATTTGGGTTTATTGTGTTCATACTTCATGCTCCAAAGCATCTTTACACATATCAGCAACTGATTTGGTCTGCTTGAAATAAATTGATTTATCTGGCACGGTTGATACGGGGATATCTCCTAATCGTCTTTCTTTTTCAACGATATGTAGATTTTTCTTTGATACGTTACACATAGTATCCACAACTTCTCTTACACTTACGCCCTCTGGTGATCCAAGACAATCAATGACTCCCGTGGGTTTATTTTCTACTATCTTTTGTAGAGAATCCACAATGTCTACAACATGAGTGTAGTTCCTTATACAAGTTCCATCTCTAGTATCATAATCAGTGCCAAAGATTTCTAATGTATCAAACTTACCGTTAGCCACCGCCGCGGCTTTTCTTATGAGATGAGAATATGCATCATCAAATTTATTAAATCCGTTGTTACCACACACATTATAGAATCTAACAAGACTGTGATTCTTTTTGAACTGTTTTGTGATTAATTCACCGCCATGTTTTGTAGTAGCATACGGTGATGCGGCAGGATCAAATGCCGAACCAGTAGAACAATACACAAAGTGGTCACATTCAGCAAAGTCGATTACGTTTTTTGTACCAACTACATTTGTTTCATAATACAGCCAAGGATTTTTCACTGATAAAGGAACCGATCCCATTGCTCCAATATGTACAACTTTATCAACCGATATCTTCATTGGAGAAGGTTTACGAAAGTCCCAATCTATAATTTGTGATGAATATTTTTCTATGTTATTTTGATTGAAATTAAAATCAGTAGCGACTACTTCATGTCCATGATCTGCCGCAACCTTCACATAGTGAGCACCAATATATCCTGTAGCGCCTGTTATTAGTATTTTCATTGTATCTCCTTATTCAAAAATTCCTTCTTTTTTCAGTGCTTCAAAAACTTCTAATTTTGGAACTTTTGGTCCTACGTATTTGAACTTGTGTCTGATATGAATCATTTTTGCCTTTTCATATCCAGGAAAACAATTTCCCCAACACCATTCTTCTGGTACATCTATTTGTTTAAATCCTGCTTGACTTGCCAATCTGTGAATTATACCTTCGTCTACAAAATTTTGCTTCCAAACTTTCATTTCATCGTCCACTATAAATTTTCTTAATTGTTTTCTTTGTTCATTGTTAAATTTCCAAAATGCTCCACCCCAAAAAGGACCATTTGGATCAGTCACTGATCTGTATTTTCTACTTTTACACATAGCCTTAAAAATGTCTTTTTGTACTTTTGAATTCAATCCAACTCCTGGTACGTGGAACACATTTTCTTTTACATTTTTTACCACAAACATATCTAAATCTACCATTAACACGTCTTGATATTTGTCAAATCTTTCGTCCAACATGATTAATTTTTGACATGGCGGTGATAACCAGGATCGAAATTGATTGCCTTCAATCAGTTGATATTCGGCACCACATTGTTTGGCATATTTTTCCATATTTGCTTTAGATGCCAATTCTAGAGGTCCTAGTTCTCCTGTCCAATGTTGTAATATAATATTTTTCATATTTTTCCTAATAATTCTTCTATGTTTTCACCACGGTTAGGTAAATGATCTCTTAAAAAGAAGTGTGTGAAGAAACTTTCTTGTTGTCTGTCTTTAGTTACTGCTGTGTATAATGAGTTCCAACGCCAGTCCATGTTTTTACATTTCATTTTTTCTTTTTTTACAAACCAGTTTAACAACATCTGATCTGTACTCCATTTGTAAAAACCAACGCCATCGACAAAATCCTTAAATTCGGGTCTTGAAATGAATTCTTTAGGTGTATGTCCATTTAAATATTTAGCGAACGATTTATTCATCACCATTAAACCCATGTTGTAAAATTCTGCTCCTAAATTATTCCAACGCCAGTCAACATCTGTAAGATTTGTAAAAGCACTACGTGAATATTTGGTAATTTTGTTTTGATATTTGGGTGTTAATGGAAGTTCTCTTTCAGCAACACCACCAAAGTCATATTCTTGTGGTAAATCTAAAAATATATCAGGTGCATTGGATTTTATGTATATGTCGCTGTCTACTATGGCTATCTGATCGTATCTATCAAAATATTCAAAAGCATTTTCTTTCTCGTAGATAGGCAAATAACCTAATTTTTCCACTGCCTGTTTGCTTCTGCCAGTTCTATTCAGGTCAGGACGTATTCTTAGTTTAGGTTCAGTTAAAACGATATGATCAATTGAATATTTTTTACAATAGTCAGCAACACTTTGAATACAGGTTTGATATAATTTACTAGGTTGCCCAACACTCACTTGAAATATTAATCTTTTCATTTTAAATCCTTTGTGAAACTGAATTTTTTCTGATCAAACGTTACTTTATTAGATTTATCAAAAACAACATCCAGTATGCCTGAGTTAAGGCACCAATCTGCTGGCATGGCTCCTTGTGTTTTGACAAAATCTACTAATTTTTTTGCTCCTTGTGGCTTTAAGCAGTAGGCTCTAGCACCTTCCCACCATTGTCCAACATTCATAGGTTTTGCTGGACGAAATCCTTCAAACTTCAACACGTGATCAAAACTTTGTTCGATTGAAAATAATTTTTTGAATACAACATCATGTTCAAAAATACAAATTTCTTCATTTTCTTCAATACATTTGTTCCATAATTTGTATTGACTTAGAAAACATCCTTGTGTGCCTGGACGAGATAATAATCTTACACATTTTTTATTATGCGGGAAAATTTTTAATCCGTAGTCATGGAGATTTTCTTTTGTTCCGTCAACTCCATCGTATAATTCCAATTGCCATCTAAGTTTTTTGCCAGTTACTAAGGCATGGTTGGCCCATTCTACGGAATTTTTGTGATTTTTTAAATGTATTATATAACCTCTTAGATTTTTCATTTTTTCTGTTTTCTTTTTGCCTTTTTTTGTTGCATTTTTTGAAACTCTATATTATTTGCCATATTTTTGTGAAATCTTAATTTTTCTTTATCACTAAACCATGCGTATTTCAATGCTTTGTATCTAAAACCATATTTTTTTGTACCTTTTGCTGTGCTGAATATTTCACCGCCTGATTTTAATCCCCAACTGTTCCATTTGTAGGGTATAGATTCAAATTGTCTAGCATCTAACAGTCCTTTCAAAATATGTTGGTCAACAAACCAATATATTGGTTTCTTGAATGCTTCGATCATACTGCTTGATAATTCTTTTTTAAATTTATCACCGGGATCACCTATTCCGGGTGTTACACAACTTGCAATGTACACACTTGGGTCTTTAGGTTTACGCATTGCCGCAGGTTTTGTTGTGACCTCTTTAAATTCTTCCAATGGTATTTGTTCTCTAGCAAGTCCGTCAGCATCTAGTTGTAATACATGTTGATATCTTTCAAAAAATTTATCAAAGTAAAAAAATCTTGCACTAGAAAGATAAATTTTTCGTTTTAATTCATCATCTGACTTTGTGTTACAAATTTCTGGACCTCTACCGAACATTGGATGCTCTTTTGCGAGTTTGAATTGGTCATAAAATTCTTTATTATGAATTTCATAGGTGTATGTTATGTTTTCGTTGTTTATTAAGTTTTTTAATTTATGTGTTTGATTATATTCATAAATTATGTGTACGTGTACGTGTATGTGATTCTGTCTGTTCAATGATAAAGTGCTTTTTGCCAAGTATTGACCATGTTCAGTCCAGTATGATGGGTCACAACTGAAAAATAACACGTGTGATTTTTTTATTGGCAGGTCTCCTTTAATTTCTTGTTTATCAAAAAGCATTTCTTGTCTCTTTCCTTTTTATTTTTTCTTCTTCTGTTGGTCTACAAAAAGAATGTGTACCTTTCATTTTCTTAGAATTCCAATATTTGGGATTTATTCTACAATAACTTGTATTTGAATATGTCAGAGAACAACTAATGCTGTTTATCACAACATCAGGAGATAGAACACCCGAGGCCCACACCCAATCTATTAATCTTTGTGCACCTTGGGGTTTTATTATGTAACCATGACTACCTTTAATGCTTGTTTTGTTATACAATTCCAATCCTGACACAGGTGGACGCTTGTCTAAAAAGATTGTGACATCTTCGCCACGATCTACTTGTACTTCTTCGTCATAGTTTGTTGTGAGTCTACTTAATCTATCCAGATGACAAACTTCTGTAAATTTTGCTGTAATTGTTGAAGGTATAGGTCTTATTACGACAGCATCATGTTCAAAAATTAAAATTGGTTTCTTAATTGCTATACTTTTTTTCCATAAAATAAGATGAGATATTAAGCATCCTATCGTGCCTTGATTCAATATTTTAATTCGGTGATTAATTTTAAATTCTTTTAAATTGTGTTCACGCCATGCTGAATCTATCTGATTGCCATGAACAGCAGGAAATATTTCAGGATTTAATCCAAATTTTTTAGCAGAATCCATACAATCTTTTGCCAATGTTTCGCTGATAGTATTTCCCTGCATAGTGATTATGTAAGATGGGATATTCAAGTTCATTTTGAATATTTATTGGAATGTTTTTTTGGGATATGTTATATAGAAGCGTCTTCCATACCAGCAACTCTTAACTTGACTATGTTAGTCATTTGCCATTGCTTTTGATCAAGTCCTTTAGTAATACCTAACCATTTGTTTCTTAACAGAGCGAATTCATTGATAATTTTTTCATAATCAACCACATCAGACTCACCGTCTACATATTTTTCAACATCTCTGCTTGATAGTGCTCTTTGATAATTTTCTAAATATTTTTTGAAATGTTTTGAGCGTAATCTTCTTAATTCTATGTTCATGTATTGAAGAATTGCTTCGATTTCTTGCAGTTGGTTAAATCTTTGTTCAACAATACCAGGCATATCTGCCGATGCTTTCTCAATGTTGCCTCTGATTCTTATTTCTGATTTTGCTTCTTCTAGTTCATTTTCATAATGTCTAATGGCATCAGGAATAACACCAATATCTTTTGCTATTTTCTGATACCATCCAGCCATTAATAATCCTCTTCTTCGGATTCTGCATCCAAATAATATTGAATTGCTCTGTCTAGATCATCATCTGCTCCTAAGGCATCTTGAAAATCTTCATCTTCAACACCATAGTCTGCCATTAAATCTATAAATTTTTCGGCAATTACTTCAACAGGTTGTTTCCTGTCCATGTACTCTCTAAAAAATTGCCAAATTTCAACTACCTGAGTTCCTTCCATCATTTATTCCTCAACTGCGTTAACCGTTTCTTTGTCTTCTTCAGGCATTAATTTGTTAAAATCTTTCATAATATTGTCTAACAATTCTCCACCTGATTCCCAAACTTTTCTATATTCTTTAGTTTCTGTTCCTTTTGAATCAACATATTTAAGTCTGTTACCGTCTTTTACTAATATACCTTTTTTCTCAAAAAGATC